ATATTTACACGACGCAATTACTCACAGAAATATAGCAACAGTTGGTTATTATATCGGCGGTATGAAAGAGCAGGCATTAAAGGCAACAGAAGGCAAAAAGGTCGTTATAGCAACTTATGCTATGGCAGCTGAAGCACTTGATATTAAAACGCTTACTACATTAATTATGGCAACACCAAAAACAGATATAGAACAAAGCGTCGGTCGCATTCTTAGAGAGAAACATAGCAGCCCAGTTGTAGTTGATATTGTTGATAGTCATGATCTATTTCAAAATCAGTGGCGCAAAAGAAAAACATTTTATAAAAAAGAAAATTATAAAATAATTTATACTAATAGTGCTAGTTATACACCAGACACAAGTAAATGGTTAGTAGTATTTAATCCTAGTTCATCTGAAACAAAAAAATGTGTTAAAAAGACGCCAAAAAATGTTTCTGTTAAAAGTAATAGTTCATCAGATAAAAGTATTACAAATGATTCAGACGAAGAAATTGATGAGGAACCTGAGAAACCAAAAGATAAATATCTAGCCGGTGTCTGTTTTTTAAAAATAAAAAAATAATTATTACATTTAGTTATTGTTTTTCAATTATATACCATATAATATAATATGGTATATACTTGTCCACTATGTTTATTAGACCCATTATCTCATTCTTTAACTAATTTTTTAGAAAAAGATAATACTTATTATTTTTACACATGTCCAGCAAAAGCAAAATTATATTTTGATACAACTAGTATAATAAATCACTATAATGGTGTATTAAGTGAAATTCCTGAAAATAAAAAATGGATTTGGGTTTTTGATGGAATAGAATTTGGATTGAAACATCTTTTACAAATAGAAGTAGCAATAGAACTATCAAAACTCATTTCATCTAAATTCAGTAAGAATTTAGAAAAAATAATAATAATTAACCCATCAGGTTATATTTCATCAGTTTATAATATTATAAGACCATTTTTAAACAATAAAATTACATCAATTATTGAATTTAATTATGAAATTAAATCAGTTAATGATATATTAATATAAATTTAATGACCTGGTGAAGGAAATCCTTTACCTGTAAAATGCGAATAGTTATCTATGCAATTGGTGCAATTGGGTAAAACAGTTATAGGTGGAGGGTTAGCTAATGCTAATTGACTAGCCGGTAAAATACCTCCTACAGAATATGTAGGTGTCATTGGCATATTATTTTGGTATTGAGAATAACCGCCACGCTGACGTCTATAACCGCTACGTCTATGACGACGACGTCTTGTTCTTCTACCTCCAGCTAACGCCATGCTTCTAGCCATACTTCTAGACGCCATTCTAGCTCTTACATTACTTTTAATGCTTTTTGCCTTTCTACTTCCAGGTTTCATCTTCTTATATTGTTTAGTGATATTTTTTATTTTTCTTTTAAGTTTTTTGGCACCTCCCTTAAAATTACAGATGCCTGGAACTACTCCTGCCGCAGCGTCTATATTACTTTTTGACCCTGCTAAACCTGGAAGTCCAGGGATTTCATTACTGCTAAAACTGCCTGAATAATTTGAACTCGTTCCATTTACATAAGGACTAGTATTATAAGGATTTATATTACCATATCCTAGATTAGATGCTCCTGATCCAGCTGACATATATATATAATATATATATATTTTATCGATTTATATAAGTTCTATTAATACGATAACCTGTATGACATAATATTTCAATTGGAAAAGCATCTCCTGCTTTTGCTACATCAAATATGGTTTGCGGACAATTAAAACCATTTCCAAAAATTATAACATCATCATTTATTTTATCTTTTTCCTTAGCCTCAACAATAATTTGGTCCATACTGATTAATCCTAATACCTTTCTCTTAGTTCCATTTATATAAACGTATAATTTGCCTGAAGATGAACGTGGGATAATATCAGCATAACCTATTGGTAATACAGCAACTCTCATTTTTTTAGGAGTTATGTATTTCCAATCATATCCAATTCCTGCACCTTTTTCTATATCTTTTAACTGAATTATATACGACTTTACTGTCATTGCTAATTTTAAATTTTTGTCTACTTTATCTACTCCAGGTATTCCATATATTCCAGAACCTGAACGAGATAATGTAAAATCCGATACATCATAATTTAAACAAGCACCTGTATTTGCTATATGAACTAGCGGAGGTTTTATTCCAATTTCTTCTAACTCACTTCTTAAAGCTCTAAATTTGCGCAATTGTTCGTTTACTATTGGGCTGTTTTTTGTTCCTGAACATACTAAGTGTGACATCATTCCTATAATTTCAAATTTATCACATTTAGCAACTTCTTTAAATGCTTGTAGTGAATTATTATATGGAATGCCTGCTCTGTTTATCCCAGTGTCAACAAACATGGTTACTTTTAGTTTTTGCCCAGCTGGAATCATTTTTTCTATTTTTGGAATATGTTTCTCATCAAATATAGCGATATCTAAATCTAATTTTAATCCGTCCTTAAATTCAGGACCCTCAATATCATATAACCAAGCTAAAACTCTGCCTTTATCTCCACTTTTACGCAGCAAAATTGCCTCTCCAAGTGTAGCTACACCAATATACTTTACACCAATTGTTCTTAGAACTTTTGCCATTTCTATAAGACCATGACCATATGCGTCAGCTTTCAAAACAGGCATAATATCTGTTCCTGTTTTTTTCCTTAAAAACTTAACATTATTTCTAATAGCATTTACGTCTATAATTGCTTTTATATCTTTATCTGCTGCTGGGATATAATTTATTTTACAAGTTTTATTTTTTGGTAAACTGTTTCTTCTTGTTTTCGTCATATATTTTATATATATTTTTTATTTCAAAATCCTTAATTATTTCTGATTTTTCATTTGCTAATTTAATTGGCGTCCATTTTTTAAATTTATGATTAAACTGACAAATCATTTTATAGGATTTATCTAAATGAACAAACTTTGAAATATCTTCGTTTTCAAATTCTTCTTCATCATCACTTTCTTCTAACGCATCTAAATTGTTATTCTCCTTTATAATTCTAAATAACTTATTCATCATTACACTTGTATTATAATCTGGAACATGAGCAATAGAATGTTTCTCTTCCTTCAAATTTTCGTCTAAACAATATAAATAATATATATCATTTTGAATATCCGGTTTAATTAAAAACACACTTTCTCCAAAGGGCTTTCCCAAGGCTTTGCTCTTTACTTGCTGTTTAACAACAGGTTTTTCTTGTAACTGTAGTTGCGGTTTAACGTATGTATTTACAACTACTTGTTCCTTTTGATTAATATAGTTTTCATAAGTAATAAATAAATAAATATTTGTTCGATTATATAACTTATATTGGATTGAATTTATTTTATATTTTATATTTGTTAGTCTATTTTCTAATTCGTCATTTGTTCTACATATGATAGGTAACCCAAACACAATAAAAGAATTATTATAAGCACATTGTTTTAGTTCATTTTTTAGACATAATTTTATTTTTTCCATTTTAAAACTCCAATTCTCTCTTTCAATTAATTCATTCTTATAACTAAATATATCTTCGATAGTAAAAAATCGGTTATTTAAATGATTAAATAATGTTCCATAAAAAATAGTTCCATATGAAAGTTCATTTGAAAAACAAGCATTTACATGTTTTATGCCAACTATATTTTTATCACCTGCTAATTCCATAATCAAACACGAAGGTTTTTCATTTATATACGTAAACCAGGCAAAACATTTTTTACCTTCTGGTATTACTAAAATCATATCAGAATTATAAACTTTCTTATGTGTTATATTTTCATAAGAAAGTTTGACATTTGGAAAGTCAGAAAGAATATCTTGATTATTAAGATTTTTAATCATATTATTATATTAATATGTAACAAATCTTTATATTATTTATTTTCATTATAAAGAGAATATGAATCTGTATTTGACATTATATCTAATGAAGATATATTGGTCCCACTTTCATTTGGAGCGTGTAATTGTTTTTTTAAAAAATTTTTTAATTCATTCTTCATTGTTGGTTCTTCTTCTTTTGGTAATAAATCAATTAGTGTATAATCAGCTGGTTCAGAATAAGTATTTGGTTTTTTTTGTATAATGTTATACATATTTTCATACTTTTGTGGTGTATTTACTAAATCTTTTATTTTTGGAACAGTTAATGTAGACTTAAAAAAATTTATTAAATGATGAACCAAAAAAATTAATATAATTGATATAACTGTAATTTGAATAACCCAAGATAGCATATAATATTATGATATTAGTTTAAGCAAGATAAAAACACAATTAATTCATTTTTAACTAAAGCATCATTTATATTTGTTTTTTCCGGTAGTTCAAAATATATGTCATTTGGTGCAATACCATATTCATTGCTAATCCTTTTATAAAAATGTTTATCATCTAGTACTTCACCCTCTATAACCAATTTAATTTTTGAATTTTTGTTTAGCTCAAAAAAACATTTCTTCATTTTTCTAGAGATATGTTCATTGTTTACTTGAAAAACCTCCTCCACACCATAATATGATTGATCAACTATTAATGTAAAATTTTCATGATATTTTTCTAGTATTTGTATATCACTATCTATAGGTATTAATTTTTTAGATAATGAATTATTTATTTCATATATTCCATCACTTGAGTATATTTGTATATATGTTTCAGAATTTATATAATTATTATTTAATGATTTTAATAGTTCAGGTAGAGCATCTAAATTTAAGTGATTAATGTATATTTTCATTATATAATTAAATGTATAAAACTATTTAAACCTATTCAATTTATAATAAATAATGTCACAACCATTAAATATAATTATAGTTGAAAGAACCGGTACGTTAAAATCATTAGCTATTAAGGATTTTAAGTTAGAAGAACTATTTAAAAAATGTGGCTTTAAAAAATCTGATGACTTCATTAAACAAGTTGAATGGAATGCAAAATATGATTCTAAAAAATATTATATTGAAGTTTTCGCAAAAACCGAAGGACGTCCTAACTCTGAAAATAAATATGATTTTCCTCCTCCAATTGATACAAAATTGTTTTTTGGCAGCTGCGCTATTTTAGCATATTTAAAGAAGGATGATGGTAGTAAAGGTTATACTGATTTAACTTTACAATTATGGAATAAAATTTATGAAAAATTGTTTGGAGGTTTTGAAGACCTAGCTGCTACAGCAAAGGAAGATGAAGAGGAGGAAGATGAGCTCGCAAATGTCCCTAAGGAAAAGAAAACTAAACAAGGATATTTAAAAGACGGGTTTGTTGTCGATAGTAGCGATGGAGATGATGAACAAAGTGGTTCTGGTACTGAAAGCGCCAGTGAAGAAGAACTAGAAGATGATAGTGAAGAAAGTGAAGAAAATGATAATGATATCGTTATAGAAGACATTGGGTCAGAATTAAGTGAAGAATCGTATGATTATGATTCTGATAGTGTGGCGAAATAAAAGTAGATAATATAAAATAATATTTATTTATATTATGGAAACATTAGAAGATTATAATAATGGCAACGGTATAATTTATGAAGATTCCAGTAGATTTAGAGTCAAAAAATTTAAACGCAAAGATGACACAAAATGTTTTATAAATTATGAATTAAATGAAACAACACCTGTTTCAATTTATATTGATATATGGAGTTGTTTTACTACAATACCTCTTGGTTCAGGACGAATCTTGATGAAAGATTTTTTTGAATTTATGAAAAAAAAAAATGTTGGTGTCATTGATGATAATACTGTTGTATCATTAACACCTACGCCAAATGTTATAGAAAATCCTAGAATACCAAAGGAAAAAAGAACAGTAGCAAATTTGGTTGGTTATTATAAAAGTATAAATTTCGATAAAGAATATGTTCAGGGAAAGGATAACTATTTAAGTGGAACAATTGGAAATATAATTCGCGGTATAACTGATTATAAAAAAAATGGAGGAAGAAGAAAAACTAAAAGGTCTAAAAAATCTAACATGAGAAAATCCAAAAGAAGAAGATATTAAAAAAGTAGATAATATAAAATAATATTTATTTATTTTAATAATTAAATATTAGAAACCAAATCATAAATATAATTATTAAAATGAATAAAATTAATGAAACAATTTTAATTTGCGGTATAGTAAAAAATTGCGAAAAAAGATTAAATTTAAACATAAATCATGCTATAAAAACAGGAGAAGTATTTCAAGATTATAGAGTTTTAATTTATGAAAATAACTCTACTGATAATACAAAAATAATTCTTGATACTTTTAAAAATAATCCAAAATTTATAATAAAAAGTGAAGATATCGATTTAAA